TAATTGCAAAATCACCCCCTGATATTCCAGGTATGTTTTTAACATACATTGCATCCAAATCAGAAAGTGCGCCATATTTTCTTAAAATTTTACCAATTGCCAATGGGCTTTCAGAATCAGAATTTTTCCCTAGAACGTCAAATATATCTTCAACAGAACCATATCTGACGCCAGTTGGTAGATCTATAGCATAATTATTCTGACCAAAAGTGTAAAAAAGGTTATCAGGACTTGTTGAAATGCTTTCTGGTATCAGCCTTAATTCCTCGGTGCTTATTTGAGGCTTTGAATCAGTTGAATGATAAACCCTGCTAGGAGAAATTATTTCTCTTGTTTCTAAATTTTCAAAATTCATTTTCCCAGCAAGAGAAGATAGAAAATCAGCAGCATTTTCTATCAATGGTGGAACTGATTTACTCAGAAGTGGCATATCACCACGCCTTGCACGACCAATAGCGTGCCTTTGTTTTTGGGCCGGGGGTGTCGCAGTTGTGCCGGGACCGGAAATTACTCCTGCGTCCCGGCTGGGTCTTCTTGATCCGCATGTTTGGATCACCAAAGGTCACGCGCTTAACTTTATCGCCATCCATCACATACACGACGGACTTCTTTTTGCCGTGGCTGGTTTCACCCTTGGCAATGCGGCGAGGCTTGTTAAGCGTAACTTTGCGACCTTTGTATTTAGCCATGAGTCTTCTGAACCTCAAAAGCTGCCTTCTTGCTCGCACCCTTGTGGGCTTTGTAGCCTGTGGATGGATTCTTCATGAGCTTGTGACCCTTGCCAGATTTCATCCAGTGGTAACCTTTGGGAGCTTCAACAGCTTTCTTCATATCAGATTACGCCTTTTTCCTTGAGAAGGAAACCAACTGCACCACCCACAATGCCAATAATGATTAAGGCTGGCTGGCTGATAAGAACACCAACACCAACTACCACACCACCGGCTGCGGCATAGCTTGAAGGCTCTTTAAAACGATCAATAACATATTTCATTTCTTTTTCCTTTTCTTCTGTTTGCGCTTCTTCTTCTGCTTCTTCTCGATGTCTTTAAATACACCTTTTGCTGGTGCACCTTTGGCACCTTTTTTACGCATCTTTTCGCCAGAGCCAGCTGCTATTCGTTTTTTCTTTGCAGCTATGTTGGCGTAGAGTCCGGGTCTTTTTGCCATCAGTCAACTCCCATAATATCGACAACATCAAGATCATAACGATTTTTCAGGAAAGTTTCAAAATTCATAGGTGGTGCCAAAAGGTCATACTCCTTATACCAATCTTCGCTTCCTAATTTAAAATCAGCTTGATTGGGACTTGCACGACCAATGCCAAGGGAATCATAAAGTTTTAAGCGACCATCTGGTGCTGGCAGATCCATTGCTTTGGAACTAATTCCATTGTTTTGCAGAAAAGAGTCTAAAACATCTCTCATTACAGCATCATCAGAGATTGATTCTTTTGGTTTGGCAAGGTTTTCAAGGTAACTATCATAAAGAGAGTCTGCCTCTTTCTCTCCAAGCACAGGATTGTCCATTTTACCAAGAGCACCCATGCTTTTTGGCGCAGATTTTGTAGCATCAATCAAAGCATCAATGCCAGCTTGTACAAATTTGCTAGCCCCAGCCATCACTTCTTTCCTTTATAGCCAGAGGCGCGGATCGCTCGGCCTTGGCGCTCGGCGGCAGCTTTGGTCTTGTAGACCTTGCCGGACTTGCCCCATTTGTAGCCACCTTTGACTTTACGGACAGGCATCAATTTGACTTACCATAAATGTCTTCTAGCCTAATGATGCTGTCAACAGGAATAAGATCATTTGGGTCATCAAGGTCAGCAAGCGCATCACGAATTTTTTTGACAACCGGGTTGTTGGGGTCTCCTGATTGAAATGCGTCTTTTAGAAGTTTTGTTTCAAGGCTGGGATCAAAATTTTCTAGGCCAGTATCTTCAAGCAAATCGTTCTTTTTAAAATAGTCCATTATCTCTGGTTTTGACAAGCCATAATTAACTTCAAGATCTCTAAGAACATAAGATCTAGGATCAAGGGGATAATTCGCACCACTCAGAAACTCAGTTCCTGAGGTTGGTGGCAGACTTGGATATGCTCGATCAAAAGGATAAGCAGGGTCTCCTGAAGCTCCATATTTCACTTGTGCACTTGTTGGAGAGTTTATTTTTTGAAAATCTTGAAGATCAATTTTTCCAGCTGCCCAATCATCAAATGGTTTTCGATTTGATCTGAAGATGTCTTTTTCATCCTCAAAACCATACCGAAGGACATCTTCAGCATCAACTTCAGGCTGTGGAATTGCTGCCTTTTCTGCAACAGACAAACCACCCTCATCTCCCATCAGAGATCTTTTGAAAGCAGAAACTGCTTCTTTGAAACTGGGCAGGTCAAATATATTTTCCGGTAATCTTGATATTTTATCAACAACACCCGGCAATGCACCCAAAGCCTCTTCAACACCCTTCTGGGCTATTTTACTAAAGGCTGCCATTTTTAATAATCCAGTTTAGGACCATCGTGGCCAAGGATCTGGTCCATCATTGAACGCATGTCTTCGCCATCGCCCATCTTGATGACTTTGATTTTCATGCCATCATCCTCTTCAACTTCTTCTTCCTCACCGATGCCATATTCCATCTGGTGGCAGATCAAAAGAAAGTTTACGAGCTGATCGTCGGTGAGGTCAAGCCCTTCTGTGTCATGTGCAAAGCCCATCTTCCCCATGAAAAGCTCTGCATTGTCTTCCATGTTCTCTACATTGATTTCGGCCATCACTGATTTCCTCTCATCATTCGTAATTGCTGCATCTCTGCATCAGTCGTTGAGCCAGAACCCACTGGTCTCATCCGAGGTCTAATCGCATCCTGATATGCTTTAAACTCAGCATCAGTCGTTGAGCCGCCGCCAGTCTGCGGTTGGCGAGGCTGTGTGCTGCGCAAGAAGTTTTCAAAGCTGCCACTATAATTTGGCTGGCCACCACCCATGCGACCTTTGATCTCATCAGCTTTACGCTGAACGTATTCCATCATTGAGTTCTGGTCATAGGGGTTGATGCCACTTTCCTGCATCGGGGCACCACGAGTCGCGCCGGGGTTGACTGGGGAAGCCCCGATCTGCTGACCGGGGGCAACTCCACTAAAGGCACCAGGGTTGACTGGCTGAGTTACAGAGGGGCCAGTGAGCTCACCAGAAAATGCGGAGATCGCATCAACTGTTGCGCGATATTCCTCATCGGTAATTGCGCCACTTTCCTTACCCAAATATCGCGCAACATCATCAAGCGTAATAGAGGCTCTGAACTCTGCGTCTGAAACACTGCCTGCACCACCCATGGGGGCTGGGGTTGTCTCCTCTAGAATCTGAAGCTCTCGGTCTGAAACACTGCCTGCACCACCCATGGGGGCTGGGGTTGTCTCCTCTAGAATCTGAAGCTCTCGGTCTGAAATTGCTCCACTGTTAAATGCGTTCTCAGCCATCTGTTATCTCCTGTTGGGCTTTAATGATTGTTTTTTCACGCTCAAGCTGCAGCTCTGCCTCTAGCTTTGCGACTTTCGACTCAAGTTCAGCCTGCAGCTTCATTGCTGCAATTTCCATGTTCTGCTGGGCCTTGGCCTGATCAATCTGAATGTCGGACTGGGCCTTGGCCTGATCAGCTTGGATCTCTGCTTGCGTCCTAAGTTTAAGCGACTCAGCTTCAAGCTGTGCAAGCTGCTGGGCATACTGGAGAGGATTCTGGCCTCCCTGCTGGCCCATTGCCGTAAGTGCTTTGATCTCTTGCATCTGCGGGGCTTGCTGCACAACCTGTGCGGCACGCTGGCTGATAAGCATATCCATCTGTGGGTCGATATCTTCAAGTGAGAAGTCTTTGTCTCGGATGTCAGGCAGGTTAGGCAGAGGCATGCCAATGCTAGCTTCCATCCGGGAGCGATAAAGAAGTGCAACGTGCTCCGCAATGTGAGCGATCAGCACTGGCTGCAGTGCTTTTGCACCGGGGTTGCCCGCAAGAGATGGGTCAGAGATAAACTGGACATGGACTGCTATGTGTGATTCATGGTCCTGCTCTGGGAATGCACGAATCGGCTTGCCATAAAGGATGCTCATGTTCTCGTCGATCGGATCGAGCCTTGGGGCTTCCTTTGGTTTCTTCAGAACCTCATCAATGTTCGGTATGCGAATGGCTTCGTACATCCGCTTGTAAGCCTCATAAACATCATGCAGCTGGGGTGCTGAACGAGCCATCTCAAGAATGGCCTGAGCCTGAGCAATTCTCTGGGCAGTGCTGAAGATGTTCGGGTCGCTGACTGGTACGATATCAATGCGATTATCAAAATCAGCTGCATATATCGTTTCGCTCGAGCCAGCGACAGAGAACTCGAATGATTCAGGAAGATTCTCCGCATTCAACTGTGCGAGCAGTTTGAACTCTTGTCCCTGAGAATGGTGTAGCCGCTTATGAATTGCGGAGAATGCTTTTGAACCCTGCTCAATAAGAGCAACAGTTGAGCCAACCGGGGCATTGGGATTAACGTCGCCAACATTAAGGTCAGCAGTGCTTGCGAACCTGCGACCGAGATCAGTGATCTGGCCAAGCAGCTGAAACAAAGTTCCTGATGGTTCTTTGAATGGCAGAGGCATGATGGCTTTATTGACATCATCAACCGTCGCATCAAGATCAACAAATT